GTAGAAGATGTAGAAGATGTAGAAGATGTAGAAGATGTAGAAGATGTAGAAGATGTAGAAGATGTAGAAGATGTAGAAGATGTAGAAGATGTAGAAGATGTAGAAGACTTGGAAGTAGAAGACGTAAAAGAAGTAGAGGAAGTAGAAGACTTGGAAGTAAAAGAAGTACAAGTATGATCGGTTCCGCCCAAGAGTTACAGAAGCTCTATCAAAACATTTACAAACTGAGTGAGTCTGACCAACGGCTCATCTTGCGGCAGTTGGATGCCCTTGAGCATATGAAGGAAGTGGAGGGGTGTCGTAAGCACTTCCTCTCGTTCGTGCGGAAAGCGTGGCCTATCTTTATAGCGGGGGCGCACCATGCAAAGATGGCTAATGCCTTTGAGCGGGTAGCCAGCGGAGAGCTAAAACGGCTGATAATAAACATGCCACCCCGCCATACTAAATCAGAATTCGCGTCTTGGCTGCTCCCATCGTGGTTTTTAGGTAAGTTTCCGCACAAAAAAGTCATTCAAACGTCCAATACTGCTGAATTAGCGGTAGGTTTTGGACGAAAAGTACGTAACTTGGTCGATTCCGAGCTTTATTCTGCTGTTTTCCCCGGTGTTTCGCTGCAATCTGACTCAAAAGCAGCCGGTAGATGGAACACAAACAAGGGTGGAGACTACTTTGCTATCGGTGTAGGCGGTACGGTGACGGGTAAGGGTGCTGATCTGCTGATAATTGACGATCCGCACAGCGAACAAGAAGCAACAATGGCGGAAAGTAACCCTGAAATCTACGATAAAGTATATGAATGGTACACATCTGGCCCACGGCAGCGGTTACAGCCGGGAGGGTCAATAATCATCGTCATGACACGCTGGAGTCAGCGGGATTTAACAGGTCAAGTAGTTAAAGCAGCCTTGCAACGGGGTGGTGAAGAGTGGGAAGTCATCGAATTCCCTGCTTTATTTGATGATTATGACCCGCCGAAACCCCTTTGGCCCGAGTTTTGGTCTTTAGATGAGCTTATTGCTCTTAAAACCGAACTCCCTGCCTATAAATGGAACTCTCAGTACCAGCAAGCCCCCACCTCCCGTGAAGGTGCCATAGTAAAGAGGGAGTGGTGGCAGGAATGGACTGACGAGCGCCCACCCAAGTGCGTCTTCATTATTCAGTCATGGGATACGGCGTTTGAGAAAACTAACCGGTCTGACTACTCGGCCTGTACTACGTGGGGTGTGTTTACAGACGAGCAGGACGACAAAGGCAAGGGTGCGCCCAACGTGATTCTGCTTAATGCCTTCAGGAGTCGGATGGAGTTCCCGGAACTGAAGCAGGTAGCCTTCGACCACTACAAGAAGTGGAACCCGGATGGGTTCATGGTAGAGAAAAAAGCCTCCGGTGCGCCGCTCATTTACGAACTTCGTGCGATGGGTATACCCGTGCAGGAATACACCCCCAGCAGGGGCAACGATAAGATAAGCCGGTTGAATTCCGTCTCTGACCTGTTTGCGTCTGGTAAAGTGTGGAAACCACAGACAAATTGGGCTGAAGATGTAGCTGATGAGGTCGCGGCGTTTCCGGCAGGGGAGCATGACGACTACGTTGACTCTATGACGCTGGCCCTCATGCGGTTCCGCTCGGGTGGTTTTATTCGTACTGCGTTGGACGAACCAGAACCAGTAAGAGAGTTTAAGTCCAAGCGCAACCAAAGGTATTACTGATGGCTACGCAGAAATTCATGGGGAAGAACCAGTTGATAGACCGGCTGTCTGCCCAAGTTGGATCACGGGAGTCTGCTATAACAATCTTGCAAAAACGGGGGCAACTTGAAGCAGACGGGAAGACATTAACGCAAGCCGGTAAAGCTAGAGATAACATGACTGCCGAAGAACGTGCCAAGGATAGAGCCTCCAAGAAGACCGGCGCACCGGTATCGGTGTTTAAATACAATCCAAAAACTAATACGGCTTTAAGGAAAAAACATGGCTGAGGACACCGATGCGTACTACGGAAACCCTCTTATCAACAGGCAAGGGCGCAACGTAAGAGAAAGGCCAAAGGTTGATATATCGCCTGAAGTCGGCGAAATGGTAGCAGGGTTTCATCCTGTGTTTGGCCCTGTTTTGTCCGCTAAAGACTTTGAAGTTGCTAGGCGTGAAGGCGACGTAGCCGGTATGGGTCTGGCTGCCTTGGGCATGGTTCCTGTGGTTGGCGGTGCGGTAAAGCCGCTAGCAAAAGTCCTTAAAGCCGCTCCTTCTGGCACAGATATCCTAAATACGTTTAAAACTAGCCGTGGTTCCGTATACGCGCACCATGCAGACAACACGACTACCAGAAACCGTTCTGGGGCTATGCATAGAGACACAACAGAAGGGGTGCAACCTCGGTCGGGAAAAACTATTTTTGTAGACCCTAAAGATGCAAATACGGTCGGCGGTCTTTTTCAAAATACAGATATGTCTACTAAAGTAGTTCCAAAATTTGATAGCAAGGGAGTTCACATACCCGGAAAAGCTGTGCTTCAACTTGCCGAAGACTATGGGCCACGTAAAACCGGAGATGTATTGCATGAGTTTTCGTACAAAACAAATCCAGAAGTTGGGTTTAACCCTGTAGAAATCTATCGTAGCGAAAGCCCTATGGGTAACGCTGGGACTGGGATACATTTTGGAACCGCGATTACGGAAGTCACTCCGCAAGGTATTACTAAAAAAGCGGGTGGTCCCGTTCAAATGCCGCGAGAGTACAGCCAAGGTAATTGGAAGTTAATCTAAGGATAAATCATGGCAACAAACATGGACAAAGCTCTCTACCAAGCCCCGCAAGGGATGGACGCACTGCAAGAGGAACCGGACTTGCAGATTGAGATTGAAGACCCGGAGTCAGTGAAGATTAACGGGGAAGAGATAATTCCCCCAAAAGAAGAAGATGACTTTGACGCTAATCTTGCCGAAGAGATGGGTGCAAATGAATTGCAAAGCCTAGCTTCTGATCTTCTTGAGGACTACGAAGCTGACATCAATTCCCGTAAAGACTGGCTTGATACCTACGTTAAAGGGCTGAAGTTGTTAGGTCTTAAGTATGAGGAAAGAACCGAGCCTTGGGCGGGTTCTTGTGGTGTGTTTCACCCCCTTCTAATGGAAAGCGCGGTTAAGTTTCAGTCTGAGACCATTATGGAGACTTTCCCCGCGATGGGGCCGGTCAAGACGACAATCATCGGCAAAGAGACTCAAGAGAAGAAGGACGCCTCAGTTCGTGTGGCAGATGACATGAACTACGAGTTGACCGAGCGGATGCGGGAATACCGCCCTGAGCATGAACGGATGCTGATTAGCCTGTGTCTGGCGGGTAATGCCTTCAAGAAAGTCTACTTTGACCCCTCGCTGGATAGGCAGACCTCGGTGTTTATACCGGCGGAAGACATCATTGTGCCCTACGGGGCAACGAACCTAGAACAAGCCGAGCGAGTTACGCACCGGATGCGGAAGACCAAGAATGAGCTACGTCGCCTTCAGGTGGCTGGGTTTTACGCAGATGTAGACCTTGGCGAACCCATGATGGTGATGGATGAGGTAGAGAAGCAGAAAGCCAAAGACCAAGGGTTCAACGCATCCGTAGACAACCGCTTTCAGATTCTGGAGATGCACGTTGACATGGACTTGGCTGGGTATGAGGATGTAGACAAGAAAGGCAACCCCACCGGCATAGCTCTGCCCTACGTTGTGACGATGGAGAAAGGCACTAACACCATTCTGGCAGTACGCAGAAACTGGTTGCAAGAAGACAAGCTCAAGTTTCGCCGCCAGCACTTTGTTCACTACGGATACATCCCCGGCTTTGGCTTCTATTACTTTGGTTTGATTCACTTGATCGGTGGTCATGCCCAAGCAGCTACATCACTAATGCGGCAGTTGGTGGATGCAGGAACCCTGTCTAACCTTCCGGGTGGGCTTAAAGCGCGTGGACTAAGGATTAAGGGTGATGACACACCAATTGCACCGGGAGAATTCAGGGACGTAGACCTGCCTTCCGGCGCTATCAGAGATAATATATTACCACTTCCATACAAAGAACCAAGTCAGGTCTTGCTGGCGTTGATGGACAAGATTGTTGCTGACGGTCAGCGGTTCGCTGCGACAGGTGATTTGAAGGTCAGCGATATGTCCGCGCAATCTCCAGTAGGCACCACTCTGGCTATTCTGGAGCGGATGCTGAAGGTGATGAGCGCAGTTCAAGCGCGTATACATTATGCGATGAAACAAGAGTTCCGTCTGCTGGCTGGCATCATCAGGGACAACACCCCTGCGGACTACAGCTACGAGCCAGAGATTGGCAATAAGAAAGCCAAGCAGTCTGACTATGACATGGTGGATGTCATACCGGTAAGCGACCCCAACGCCTCAACCATGAGCCAGCGGGTAGTTCAGTTCCAAGCGGTTCTACAACTTTCTGCTGGCGCACCGCAGATATATGACTTGCCTTACCTTCACAGGCAAATGATTGAGACTTTGGGTGTGAAGAACGCAGCCAAGATCGTGCCGGTTGAAGAAGACATGAAGCCACTCGACCCCGTGACTGAGAACATGAATATCATGCGCGGGAAACCAGTCAAGGCGTTCTTGATTCAAGATCAGGAAGCGCACCTCGCAGTTCACATGACGGCGATGCGCGACCCCAAGCTTGCACAGGTCATGGGGCAGAACCCACAAGCACAGGCAATCATGGCAGCAGCGCAAGCCCATGTCATGGAACACGTAGCATTCCAGTATCGCAAAGAGATAGAGAAAATGCTTGGCGCAGCCCTCCCGCCGATGAGGGACGAGGACAAAAACGAAGAAGACGTTCGTGAGTTGCCGCCAGAGATTGAAGCCCAACTTGCACAACTTGTAGCTCAAGCTGCGGCAAAACTTCTCCAGAAGAACACCGCCGAAGCTCAACAGCAACAGGCGCAACAGCAAGCGCAAGACCCGTTGATTCAGATGCAGCAACAAGAACTCAAGATTAAAGAGTCTGAGGTTCAGCGCAAAGCAGCTAAAGACAAGATGGACGCTGCTGGCAAGGCCGATGAGATTCGTCTCAAGGAAGAAGATTTAAAACTAAAGCAGCAGTCAACCATGATATCCGCCGCTGGCAAAGCCGATGAGATTCGCTTGAAAGAACAAGACACGCAGCACAAACACCGTAATACCAGCAACCAGCAGATGATTGATCTGACCAAGCACCGCGAGCAGTTGCAACAACAGCGGCAGAAGAAACCTACTGACAAGGAACCTGCATGAAATATGGCACCCCGCTTGAATACATCGACACAAAACTCGATGGACGGCGCATTGAAATAGAACAGCACCTCGGTAGGGGTTCTGCCAAGACATACGACGAGTATCAAAAGCTTTGTGGGTTTATTCAGGGTCTGGAATTCGCAAAGCAACTTTCAACAGACCTTGCACAACGTATGGAGACAGACGCAGATGAGTGAGATTCTTATAGGCCAAGATGCAAACAACCCGGAGCAGTCAACAGTCCTACCTGACACGCCTGAACAAAAAGCAAAGCAACTCCCAATACCTTCAGGCTTCCATATGCTATGTGCTGTCCCCGAAATTGATGGGACTTACGAGAGTGGAATTGTCAAAGCAGACGTTACCAAGACCTATGAAGAGCGCCTCACCACAGTGCTATTTGTTGTTGAGCTTGGGCCTGACTGCTACAAGGACACCACTCGTTTCCCTAGCGGAGCATGGTGCAAAAAAGGAGACTTCGTTCTGATTCGTCCTAATACGGGTTCACGCCTGAAGATTCACAATCGTGAGTTCCGCATAATTAACGATGATGCAATCGAAGGCGTTGTAGAAGACCCACGCGGCATAGCCCGTGCATAAGGAGATAAATCATGGCAAATGAACCGTATAAGTTCCCAGACGAAGTAAAAGACAAAACGCCAGAAGCTGAAGACGAGCTTAAGGTTGAAGTAGTAGACGACACCCCGCCCGAAGATAAGGGACGGGAACCGATGCCGACTAAGATTGTTGACGAGCTTGAAAAAGATGATCTTGAGGAGTATTCGGAGAAGGTAAAAGCGCGTTTCGGTCAACTGAAGAAGGTTTGGCACGATGAACGCCGTGCAAAGGAGTCTGCGTCACGGGAGAAGGAAGAAGCCCTGCGTATGACCCAAGCTTACCAAAACGAAAATCGTCAACTAAAACAAAGACTTGGGCAAGGAGAGAAACTCTTTGTTGAAGAGATAACCAAGTCTGCAACGGGCGAGGCTGCTGCGGCTAAAGAGAAGCTTAGACAAGCTTATGAGGCGGGGGATGCGTCCCTGATAGCCGATGCCCAAGAAGCCATGACGGACGCCAAACTTAAACTTAATAAGTATCAAGACTTTAAACCTGCTTTACAAGAGCAGGAAACAGGTGTAGAACACGAATTACAGACGCAAGCGCCTCAACAAGCTGTTGATCCCAAGGCCAAAACTTGGAAAGACAACAATACTTGGTTTGGGGCTGATGAGGAGATGACTGCCCTCGCCTTGGGTCTGCATGAGAAGTTAGTCCGTTCCGGTGTTGACCCTCGTAGTGACGGTTACTACCAACGCGTAGATGAAACGATGAGAAAACGGTTTCCTGAGTATTTCGAGGAAGAAACTTCTCAAACGCAGGAGCAGGATGAAAAACCTGTCCAGCGCAAAGTGGCTAGTGTTGTTGCTCCAGTAACGCGGTCTACCGCGCCAAGGCAAGTGAGGTTGACGGCAACGCAAGTAAATCTGGCTAAGAGACTTGGTTTGACTAATGAAGCGTATGCTCGTGAACTTATGAAATTGGAGAACATCAATGGCTGAAAATCGTCTCGCTCGTGAGTTGGAAACTCGTGAAACTACGCAGCGTGTTCAACGTTGGACACAACCGCAGGGTTTGCCCACTCCAGAACCGGAGGAAGGGTATTCTTTTAGGTGGGTACGGACGGCACTTCTTGGGCAATTTGACCCAACGAATACGTCTGCAAAATTCCGTGAAGGCTGGGAACCCGTAAAAGCGGATAGTCAACCGCAAATGCACGCGTTTTCAGACCCTAACAGCAGATTTAAAGGCAATATCGAGATTGGTGGGCTTTTGCTGTGCAAAATTCCTAAAGAATTTATGGAACAACGCGCAGCTTTCTACAAGAAAGCCTCAGACGATCAGGTACAGGCCGTAGACAACAGCTTCATGCAGCAGAACGACGCTCGTATGCCCTTGTTTAAAGATAACAGGTCGTCAGTGACGTTTGGCAGCGGCAAAAAATAACGTAACATTTAAACAACTTTTAGGAGTTTTACATGGCTTATCCTACTGTTTCAGCACCGTACGGGCTAATCCCCGTAAATCTGCTGGGTGGACAGGTCTTTTCCGGTTCAACCCGGCAAATTCCGATCCAAACTTCACACGACACCAGTATTTACTTTGGTGATGTGGTTATCATGTCTTCAAATGGCTGCATTACTACGGCTGTTTTGACTGCGACCACGGTTAATGTAGTTGGTATTTTTATGGGTTGCAGCTATATCAACTCATCGGGCCAACGCGTTTATGGGCAGTATTA